CTTTTGGAATTTCATAAACTGATGGATTAGGCTTTTTTGCATAAAATTCTTTTGTTACATAAGAATTTTCATACTTTTCAAAATAGTAAATATTTATTTTTACTTTTCTCAACAACTTTAATAACGGATATAATTCACTTTGTTTTAATCTCTTTGCGATTGGTAAAGTAGCAGCGGGCACTTCAGCGCACCTTACTCTACTAAGATGTCCAGTCATCTTTCCTCTTTCGGCACTTGATTCTAGATCATTTAAAGTAGGAGCATAAGTTCCTCTCTCTAACCATCTCCATGGTATCTCAAAAAAATCCGTGCTATCTGCCGGATTTATAATCTTTATCTTATCCAATTTACTCACACTCCTAATTTACGAATAAAGGCTTGCCAAGTTTTTTCTCTGCAACCCTTACGCCTTTTACTACAGTTTTACTTACCTCAGTATCTCCCATTTTAGCTACAATTGTTAAGTTTTCGATAACAACTTCTCCGCTTCCATTTCCTCTATCATCCAATGCTTTGTTGAATGCTTCTACCATAGTATCAAGTGGTGTTTCAATGTTTACACCTCTTTTTTGATCTCCTAGTATTGCCATAAACTCACTTCTAGGTGGTATTACCGCTCCAGTAGCAAGTCTTGGGAGTTTAAATGTAGGCAATGTGCCAAGGTTTATACCGGGTACTTTATTTATTACACCAATTAATCTATTAATTGTTCTAGCTGGAGAATTAAGTAAATCTTCAATTATTTTTAAAACGCCATTAATAATTGACTTAAATACACTAGCAATAGAATTTCCGGCATTTTTAGCCATTAACTTAGCAGAATCAAGAATACCGCCAAAAACATCAGTTGCAGTTCTTTTCATGCCATTCCAAATATTTGAAAAAATATTTTTTACATTTTGCCAAGCACCTTTCCAGTTTCCTGAAAAGACATTTTTCACAAAATTTATAAGTTCATTAAAATTATTTTTTATGCCACCCATAATAAAGCTTAACCAATTCAAACCTTTTTGTAATGCACCAACAAATGAATCATAAATATTCCCTATAGTGTCACCAAATTTTTGATGAATAAAATCACTTTTCCCAGAAAGCCAATTAATACCTTTTTGAAAAAATGCCTCTATTTGCTCCCAATATTTAACAATAGTCCCCCAAATTAGTATAATTGCTCCTATTACTATTGCGGGCAAAGAACCAATTGCTATTCCTACTCCTATTACTGCTATGCCAATTCCTTGAAATACTTTTCCAAAATTTTCAAATGTAGGATCTTTAAGGTATCCAATCAAACTTTCTATAGTGTACACGATTCCAGCAATAGCTATACCTATTCCCAAACTTTCTATTGGGTCTAAGCCTAATGTTTTTAATGCTATTAGGGCGCCGGTTAATCCTGCAACAAAAGCAATAATTAAATCTCCATTATCATTCACCCAACTTGATATCTTATTTAAAATATCAAGCAATTTTTGACTATATGTAATTTCCCCACTATAATCAATATCATCTTTTGATGATGAACCACCACTGCCGCTATTATCATTTATTACTTCCAAATTATCAAAACTTGCCAAACTACCACTTGCTTTTTCTCCACTTTTAGCAGTATCATCAAGTGATTTAGATAATCCTTCTGCTTGCTTTTTAGCATCATCTAAACTAGTTCCAAACAATCCTGATACAAACACTGCTATTGTGCCTGTTATTTTTGATAGAGCATTCATTAGACTATTAATAGCTGGCAAACACGCATTATATATAGGAGCAAATGCAGTCATTAAATTTGCTTTAATTTGATTCAAACTAGAACTAAAACTATCGTTTTGCTTAAGTAAAGATATATAGCCATTTCTTAAATCTGTTAATTTGTTTCTTAATAAATTAAATATTGCCACAGTTCCTATAAGTCTAGTCATTCGTGTTTTTAATTTATCTACCTTTTTTCCAACGCCTTCTAGACCGCCAGTGATACCAGCAAGTTGAACTTTGGCACCAAGATTATTTTTTATAGATTTTCCTAGTTCATTAGTTTGTTTTTTTGATTCTTCTAATTTGTTATTCATATTTTCTATTTTTTGTGTAAGGTTTTGTGCCTCAATTGTATTGTTTGGGTTTAATCTCAATCCATTAATCTTCGATTCTAATTCAGCTGCCTTTTCATCTAACGAAATCATAGAAGTTTTGAGTTCCTCATTTTCTGCCAGAACGCTTTGTATTTCTTTGTTTATTTTCGAAACCTCATTATTATCTCCTAAACCTTGTTGAATTTGTCTCTGATTCTTTTTTTCTTCAATAATTTCTTTATTTCGAGATAATCTTTTATCGGCTTCATCAAACTGCTTGTTAATTCTTTTTAGTTCTGTTTCCATCGCTCTTAAACTTGCTGGTGTTTTTTCGGCATTAACTATAGAATCTAACTTCTTTTTTGTATTTTCAAGTGCTATTTCCTGAGATTTAATGCTATCAACTGATTTATTATACCTGTTAATCATATTCTTAGTTTGCTTATCTATTTTTTTAAAGTCAGAATCTATTTTGTCAGTGTTTAATCTCGTTTCAATTACCACAGCACCATCGCTTTTCGCCATATTGCACCTCCTAACTGTTGTTCAATTGTCTCATAAACTCATTTTCTTCATCCTCTTCTTCATAATCTAAATCTAATATTTTTCTCATTGATATGTAAACTTTTTTCTCATCTTTCGTAAGTTTACCTTCGTTTTTTCTTTTTCTATAATAAACAAGTTGATTAAACATACAATCTTGGCCTATATCTAAAAAAAGATAAACAAAGTTCCACCAATGCAAATATTCAATACTATTTAAATCAATATTGTGAGATTGTCTTATTCCGGTATAAATATAACTATCATCTTTTGAAAATGAATATAATCTTTTAACATTTTCTTCATTATTTTCATTTTCCTCTCCCAAATCAAGAAATTTAATACCTTTTATTATTGCTTGTTCTAAATCTTCTTCTTTAACTTCATCAATATATAATCTTCTGATAAGAATTAAATATTTTTCTTCATCAAAGAGATCATCATCCTCAAAAGCCTCAATTATTTTTATACAATTTCTAAAATCAGAGTTTATTCTTAACACTTTATTATTTACATTTATTTTCGTAGGAAACTTATCAGTTAGAACATTCATATTCCTACTCCATTACATCATTTTTATTATCTAGGTATTTCTCAATATTTTTTTGTCTAGCTTTTTTCACATAAGGTTCTATAAAACTAATTATTGGTAGCAAACTTTCAGCATCTTTAGTTCCTTGAGTGAATAATTCAATAGTTTCCTTTCCAAATATTTCGGATAGTTCATTAATCAGCTTATCTGTTGTTTCTATCTCTATATCCGTCGCTCTATCAAATGCATCAAAATATTCAGATGCTTTATCAAAGTCTTCAATTGAAATCGAATCTAGGTTTGGTCTTTCAACTTTGTCTAATTTATCGATTTCTTTTACAGCCTTTCCAAAGTCTTTAACTAGACTAGACATTTTTTTCATAATTCTACTATCATTAGGATTGAACTTTAATTCTCCTATTTTGTTTCCACTTTCATCTAATATATCTTCTTTTATTAATCTATTTTTTATAGTTAATGCCATAATATCTCTCCTTTATATTAAAAAATAGGGAGGCTTGTATTTGCCCCCCTAGTTTGATTTTACTGTGTAGGTGTAAATGTTTTAGTAGCAGGGTTAAATGTACCATATGTTTTGGTACCAATCCAATTTATATCAAATGGACTATTGATACCAGTAGTATCTCCACCCCAAGATTTTAAATCAATAGCACCTTTTTGTTTAAATGCTTCATATTCTCCATCACTTCCAGTAACAGGTACAGAAGTATTTACTTCAATAAAATCTCTCTCAACATCTGATAGTTCACTATCATTTTTATAAATACCATAAAGTATTTTGCTTGCCTTAGAATCATCCCTAAACTTTACTGGATCACAAGTAGTAACTTGATTACCTTTAGTAATTTCAGTTTCAGTTTCGCCTAGAATATTAGTAAATGAATTGACTTCATTATTTAATTCTCTAGATAACTCTTCAATGTCCTTACCAATGATTTCATATTCCGCACTTGTTGCACCAGAAGTAGAAACATCCATAAATAGCATATATGTATTTCTCTTTGCTTTAGCCATATTTTATTCCTCCTCATAAATTAATTGGCACTGTATCTGATACCTAGCATACTTTCTGTCATTATCAGTGCCATATAAATAACCACTAGATAGTGCTTCTATACTAGTGGCTTCTTGATTATTATTTAATTTTGGTAATATACCTTTTTCTGTATTTTCTTCTAACCAATTAGTTATTTTTTCGAATAAATGAAGATTGTTTATATTTTGCTGATTTTCTAGAGTACCAAAAAACAACCTGCTAGCAAAAACAAATTGACATTGTCGTTCACTAGAACCATCTATGAATCTTTTCCTTACAATTGTAGAAGGAATTTCCTCTATTGAATAGCATTCAGTTTCATCGCTTAAATAGTCAACATTTATATCTAGATCATTCAAATAAGGACATTTTTCAAAATAAGTTCTAATACACTCAATAATTGATTTGTTTTCCATTTTAACCATCTCCATCCACTATTTTTTGACATCCTTTAATTAATTCTTCTTTCCTGTCAATCATCATTCTATCAAACCACTTCTCTTTTCTATTATCATCACCGCTATGATAATTAAGCTTTGTCGGAGGTTCTTTATAAACTTTTTGCTCATCTTTTTTAGCCCAAGAAGAGCCAGTAGAAGGCGATACCATTAACAATCCTTCATACATGTAATGGGCATAAGGACTATCCCAAATAACTTGTCCACTTCCAATTTTTGTGGCATTGGTTCCACTAGTAACAAGATTACCTGTTTTATGTGGTATATATGGTTCTGATTGTTCAAGAACAAATTGATCTATATATTTTTGAACTTTCCCACCCTTGTCCAGTCCACAATTTTTTATCATTTTGGCAGCAGAAGGAAGATACAATTTTGCAGTTATTTTCAATCTGTAACCTCAATACTTTGAAGTCCCTCATTGCCATATCTATTGTCATTAACAATTTTTATGGAAAAATAATCTGATGTAGATTTTTGCAAATCACTAACACTGTTAATATCGTTGAATTTCCCAAACACTACTATGTCATTAGGAGCAAATGTAAAAATATTACTTTTATCAACAGAATTGTTAAAAACTTTTCTTTCAACGTATTTTTCTAGTTCTTCTAATGGAATTATACAATGGTATTGACTAGCATTAGCAATTCCTTTTCCTTCTTCAGTTACTTGATTACTTTTATAGAAAAAAACACCATTTATTGGTGTTCTATGATAATAAATTTTGTCTTCTTTTTTATAAACATTAAATAATGTTATAGTATGTGGGAACATTATATTCCGCTAAACATTAAACCAGTTCTAGATAAATATTTCAAGCATATTTTGTATGTTTCTTTATCTAGTTCTTTTTTATTCAATATTCTTTGATTTTGAAGACTTGATTTATTTACATAACTAATTGAATGTGGTCCTACTGTTTCACTTGATATAGTTTTTGTATCATCATCTACTTTAGTTTTTAATTGGTCTTGTTTATACAAAAGTTCAGCAATTTCGCAAGTAGCAAAAATTACTTTACTATTAACAGACACTATTCTATCAAAAGTGTAATAGTTAATTATGCTACTTGCCTTAATTGCATAACTTTCAAAGGAAGTTTTATCTGGTATGAGTATACCTTTGTAATCAGATTCATATTCTGAAAACTCAACATAAGCCTCATCCATATGATCACATCCTTTCTATTCTTCTTCTTTTATTTCTTCTTTTTCTTCAACAATTTCATCATTCTGAATGTTTTTCGAATCTTCAACGCTTTCTGTTTCAATATTTTTAATTTCATCTTGAAGATTTTCTTTTTTTACTGGTTTTTCCTTTTCTTTGGAATTCTTATTTTCTTTTTTTACTGGTTTTTCTTTTTTTATTGCACCTATTGCACTTATTGTAGGAGTAACTCCAAACATACCTATTCTAGTACTCATTATTCGTTCTCCTATTTATGTGAGCAATAAACACCAGCAAGTTTATTTTCATAAACATGTGCATATAAGTTATAGTTTCTATACTTAAATACATGACTATCACCATCTTGATCTTCATCTGGTGTGAAGTATTTAATATATTGTTCCATAGCACTTACTACTGCAGATTTTTCAACACATAAGAAATTGATTTCTTTACCTTCTTCAGAAGTCATTTCATAATAATCAGTCCCTGAAGCTAAAGTGTCACCAGTAAATTTAGTATATGTATTTCCACTCTTTGTGTAATAAGTTTTTGAACTGTCTTTAACTGAATCTGTAGTTTTTTCATATACTGCAGATGCCTTTTTAAATCCATACTTTTCTTTACCACTTTCAAGTTCTACAGCAGTAAACATTCTTGATTGTGGAATTTCAATAATCTTACTAAATTTAGATAAAATTGCTTTTGATTTATAACTATCTAAATCATCAAGCATACCCTTTAAAGTAGGAGAAATAAATAAATATCTACTTTCAGGAGATACTTCGTCCTCATCCATTTTATTAGCACAAGTTCTTAATGCACTTACAACACTAGCTCCATCAGTTAATGTTTCAACTTTAACACTAATGCCTTTAGTTCCCGCAATTTTTGCTATTCTTGCTGCATCTGTTTCAGGTGCTACTTTAGTTCTCATAAATTCACTTGATAATTTAGCAAACGGCATAGCTAATGCTTCATCATTGTCTAACCTATCAATTCTTAAATCTTGTGATCTTTCTTTATCATATTTAATAGTTTCCCATTTAAATACAGTATTACCTTTAGTGTAACCACTATTTCTATCAAAATCACCTAAACCATCCATGTCAAGTTTTGCAACTTTGATTTCTCCATTATGTCCTTTTTTTACAACTGCCTCATCACCATCTAATACTGAAGTTTTAGATGCTTCTTTATAAACTTCATCAAGTAATGGTAAATATACAGTACTTAATTCAATATTATTCATCTTTAATCAACTCACTTTCTTTTTTCTATTCTTTATTTCCTAGTCCCATCGCTTTTCTTATTTCATCATTGGTACTAGTATTTGTTGGTGCCGATGGTGGTGTAGTAAACTTAGGATTAGCTACATCACTTAAAAAAGAACCCTTATCAGATTCTTTTAAGTTATTTAACCATTCTGTTGCACCTTGAAATGACTTAGTTTCTTCATCATATTTAAAATCTTTTTTGTTAAACTCTGCCATAATGCCTGCCTTAGCCATTTCGCTTGAGAACTTAGTATCTTTAAAAAACTCATTCATTCTCTCATTTTTGACACTTTGTTCTTTTTCTACTTTCTGTTGTTCTACTAATTCATTATATTTAGTTTCCCAATCAGTAGCAGATTTTTTAATGCTATCAATATCCATATCTTTGTAAGACTTTATTTCATCGTTAGCATCTTCTACTTGTTTTTTTAATTTAGAAATTTCTTCTTTATCCTTGGTAACAAGTTCACCATGTCTCGCCATAATACTATCAACAGTATCGGCTTCAAGTCCTAAACCTTTTAAGAACTCTCTCATCTTAATATCTCTCCCTTCACTTGTTATCGCAGTCGTGTCTGCGTGTGTTAAAATATTTTTCTAGTCTTATCGTTGCTATGACACACGAAAAAGCCGATATTTCTATCGACTTATAATATTGATCGTAAGGTTAAGTCTTGCACTTAATGTATCTCTTTATGTCCTTACGTTGAAAGACTTATGTAAGCCTATAAATATTTTTCAGCATATTCTAATAATTTTCCTTTACTCATTTTCAGCGAACCGTTTAATCTTGTTTTAATATGTAATTGTTTATTTTCAGACTTAATAACTCCTCGCTTTATTTGATCTTCCACTAACAAAGTTACTAACTGTTGTCTTGACATTGTTGAAAAATCTTTTTTAACATTAGGTACATTATTTTCAATTTCAAACGTATACACCTTTCTAGAAAATTCGTCATATTTATCTCTTATTGTTTCTTCTTTAACTAATTTCATTTTAGTACCTCTAGCAAAAATAATTTCACTTTCTTTTTTCCCATCTTTTGCTTGCTTGTCATAAATACTTGATACATCTAGTGCTTTTGTTCCCTCTTTCGCTTTTATTATTGCTTTTACTTTGTAATCTTGAAAATTATCCTCTCTATCAGTTTTTGGATTATATGTCGTTGACATGAAACCTTTATCCTCGTAAATATCGCCGATTTTCATATCTTTAAAAATTTGTTCATTTGAAA